TCGATGAATCACAGCAGCAGATGATCGCAAAAGTAGGCCTGACTGTAGCAGCTCTCGGGCCGCTGCTTCTCATCGGCGGCAAGCTTCTGATAGGGGCAGGACAGCTGATGACGTTTGCGCCTAAGATAGTCAGTTTCGGAGGCCTGGTCGCGAAAGGCTTCGGCCTTGCATCGGGAGCTGTCGGCGGGCTTGCCAGTGTGCTTGCTCCTGCAGCACCCGTCCTTGCAGGCATAGCCGCCGTAGTAATTGCCGGAGTCGCGATATATAAAAATTGGGATAAGATCAAAGAAAAAGGAGCAGCTCTCAAAAAATCGCTGTCGAATACCTGGGATAATATCAAAAAGACTGTAAGCACCAAGAGCAAGGAAATGAGCGACAATGCCAACAGGAACGCTCAGGCCATGAAGAATAATGTTTCAGCCGCGAATGAGGCAGCCAGGCAGAACACTCAACAGAAATTCGAGCAGATGCGTGCGACCATAGCGCAGAAAGCAAGCTCAGCACGCGCGTCCGCCTCAAGTTATTTCGAATCCATGCGCAGCGACGCCGCAAGCAAGTTTGAATCGATCAGAAGTAATGCCGCAAGCAAGTTTGAATCGATCAGAAGCACTATCGCGAGCAAACTCAGCTCAGCGAAGTCCACAGTGTCCAGCATGATAGATTCGATCAAGAGCAAATTCAATTTCTCCTGGAGTCTCCCGAAGCTGAAACTGCCGCATGTCAAGATAACCGGAAAGTTCAGCCTGAATCCGCCTTCCGCTCCGAAGTTCTCTATCGAGTGGTACAAGAAGGCATACCTGGGAGCTCTGGAATTCAAGTCGCCTACCGTGATACCGACCGCAAGCGGCCTCAAGGGATTCGGAGACGGATCCGGATCAGAGATAGTCGCCGGAAAGAGCTGGCTGATGAGAAGTATCGAAGCGGGTGTCGCAAAAGCACACTCAGTCCAGAATACATTTAACATATATGCTCAGCCGGGACAGGACGCGAAAGAAATCGCGCGCGAGGTAGAGAAAATCATGGTAGCAAACGCAAACAGGAGGGCCGCAGCATGGTAAGCAGAAATTATTTCGTATTCGGAGGGGTAAAATCCTCCGATTACGGCATTTATATCAGCGGCAGCGGCACGTACAACGCGCCGAAGCGGGCTGTTGATGAAGTGGAGATCCCCGGAAAAAACGGGACTCTCATAATCGATCACGGCAGATACGAGAACACAGTCCTGACGTATCCGGCGTTCACATACGCATCCGACAGAGACGCGCTGAGCCGGATCCTGTCGGACTTCCGGAACGCGATCCTGTCGAAGGGAGGATATCAGAGGCTCGAAGATACATATCATCCGGATGAATACAGGATGGCGATGTTCAGCGTAGACTTTGAAGCCGATGTAACAGCAAACGGAAGAGCAGGAGGATTCGACCTTGAATTCAACTGCAAGCCGCAGAGGTTCCTCACTGAAGGCGAAGAACCTCTCGAGCTGATCTGGGTGTATAAGGCGCTCGAAAATGAGAATTCTGTCCTGATCACAAATGAAGAGGATAAAGAAATCGAAGGCGCCACAAGCCCTGTCGACTCGATCACAAATCCGACGCCATACGAGTCGCAGCCGCTGATAGTCGTGACGGGATCCGGAACAGTATCGATCGGAGATCAGATCATCACAGTAACGGACATCGCTGCAGGAACCGATGTATACATCGATTCCGAAGTGATGGAGATATACACAGAAACAGGCGGAGTCAAAACCGGCGCAAGCTCGCACGTCACATTCAACAAGAACACGTTTCCAATAATAGCACCAGGAACGCAGGGATTCAGCAATACAGCTCCGGTGCAGATAATACCAAGATGGTGGAGGTTATAACATGGGAATCAGGGAATCCGCATTAGACGTAATCACAAGCATATCACAGAGCGAACACATCAGAGCCATAACCTCGGCGGGAGCATCCAGGAAGATCACTCTGGCCAACCTCGCGAAGGCGATAGTCGAGAACTATGAAGGCTCCACGCTGGCCGGATCCGCGCGATCGGCAAAAGCGGCGATCGACTCGATCGGCAGCGACGTAACTCAGCTCCGCACCGATGTCGATGCGATCTGCAGCAACGTCATAGCAGACGGCGCCGGCGCCCACAACAGCATCTACAGAGGAAAGTCTCTCGGCTCAAGCGTTACGGCTGATCAGTGGACGGCCATAAGCAACGGCAAATTCACAGATCTGTTCATAGGCGACTACTGGACGATCAATAACGTGAATTACAGGATAGCCGATTTCGACTACTGGTACCGATATGGCGATACAGAGTGCACAAAGCACCACATCGTTATCGTACCTGATGCAAATATGCTCACGGGTAACGGCAGCACAACCCACTGGATGAACGCCACCGATACCACGGCTGGAGCATATGTCGGATCGGACTTCTACACGGGGAATAATTCAAATACAGGCAAAGCGACCATCTTGTCGGCAATCGAAACCGCATTCGGATCGGCACACATTCTGGAGCACCGCGAATATCTCAAGAACGCCGTCACAAACGGATATGAGAGCGCTGGAGGATGGTACAACAGCAAGGTCGAGATACCGACGGAAGAGATGGTATACGGCACAAAGGAATTCAAGAATGTTATGAACGGCACAAGTGTCCCTATGAATCATACGATAGGCCACGGCCAGCTCGCACTGTTCAGATTGGAACATTCAAGGATCTGCAATCGCGCGTCCTGGTGGCTGCGTGGCGTCGTGTCGGCATCGCACTTTGCGAATGTGAACCACAACGGCGCCTGCGACTACTACGGAGCGTCGCGTACGTGGGTCGGCGTCCGCCCGGTTTTCGGTATCTGCGCGTAGCGCGTGATCTTTTATCTCCGGCCCTCGTGGCCGGACAGAGAGGAGAAATAGATGAGCGTACCGAAAGGCAGGCAGAAGGAATCAAAATTCGAGGCCTCGCATCAACTTTTCAAGCTGCGTGACGAGGTGACGAAACTGGTCCTGTACGACTTCGGATTCAGCGCGAAGAAGTATCGGGCGCAGATCGAGAAGTTTCGGGAATGGCATAAGAATGATCCGAACGTCGAGGAGCAGGTCGCCAACATGCAGCAGAGATGCGAATCATTCGAAAAGTGGTTCATTGACGAGGAAGGACGCGCTGTACTCGATCTCGTAAGACGGGTGGAGGAAGAATTCGCCATCGGCAATTCGATCTACCCGTCAGAAACGCCGGCAAGGCTCATGGAGTTTCTTGTAAGGCGATGGCATGTGAACCGGGCGATCGGTCTATGCTATGCACTCAAGCGCGAGATCAACTACGTGATCCGGACACTGCCGGTCGACATAAATAAATATGATAGATTTGCAAAGGCTATTGACCAGCAGGTCGCGCTGTTCAAAGGCGTCAGGAAAGCAGACAATAGATTGATCAAGCCGCATAAGAAGCGCGACGGGCCAGAAGACACAGCGGAGAACCATCTGATCCGGATCATGGACAGCATCACAGCTCTGATAACCAAGATCAAAAGAATAGAAGAATAACGGGGTGGCCTTTGAGCGCGAACTGGTGGCTGCGTGACGTCGTGTCGGCATCGAACTTTGCGAATGTGAACAACAACGGCAACTGCAACAACAACGGAGCGTCGAATACGTGGGTCGGCGTCCGCCCGGATTTTGGACACGCATAATAAGACCTCAGGATAGGCAGCGTGTGATACCGAAAGGAAAGGTCATCCCTGCCACAAGGCTAAAAGACAGCGCAGAAATGCGGAGCCGCGTATGCCGGTTCGCTCTATGCGGCAAGATATGTCAAGCCGATAGCCGGAGCTTAACCACAAGGAGCATACACATCATGGAATACGAAGGGCTATCCGACCTGAATTTGCTATACGACTCTTTCCGGGCATCCATGAACGGGAGCGCCTGGAAGGAGGAGCCTCAAAGATTCGAGATAGATTTCCTGTCGGAAATAGTCACATTGAGCGAAGAGATAAAGACAAGAGAATACAGGACGTCGAAAGGGACAGAATTCACGCTTCATGAGAGAGGCAAAACGAGGCACATCCACGGAGCGCGAATGCGCGACAGAGTAGTCAGGCACGCATTATGCGACGGAGAACTCGGGCCGAAGTTGAAACCGTATCTGATACACAACAACGGTGCAAGCCAGAAGGGCAAAGGACTCACGTTCTCAAGAAACCTCTTCGAACGGGATCTGCACAACTACTGGCTGCAGCATCGAACAAACGAGGGATACATCGCATTCGTAGACCTATCGAAATTCTACGATAACGTCCGGCACGACAAGATCAGGGAGTATGTCTATCCGAAGATCACAGAGGAAGCTCAGTGGCTGATGGATGAGGTGCTGAGATCTTTCGAGGTGGATGTATCGTATATGAGCGATGAGCAGTACGCATCCTGCATGAACGAGAAGTTCGACAGCGTAAAGTATTACGACACGATACCGAAATGTCAGCTGACGGGCGAGAAGTTTATGCCAAAGTCGGTAGAGATAGGCGACCAGGTATCTCAGGATATAGGCGTCTTCTTTCCGACTCGGATAGATAACTACTGCAAGATAGTCAGAGGGTGCAAACGCTACGGCCGATATATGGATGATATCTATATAATCCATCATGATCTCGATGAGCTGAAGGACATCGTGGAAGGCATCAAGGCAACTGCCGCAGATCTTGGATTGTTCATCAATGAGCGGAAGACTCACATAGCAAAGCTTTCGGATACCTACAAATATCTCCAAATCAAATACAGCCTCGCTGAAAACGGCAAGGTCATCAAACGGATCAATCCCAAATCTGTCACGCGGGAGCGGCGGAGATTCAAGGCATACCGCAACCTATTAGACAGAGGCGAGATGAAATACGAAGACATCGAACAGGCTGCAAGGTCATGGATGGGCAGCTATGCAAAACTGATGTCAAAGAAGCAGATCGAGCACATGAAGACTCTCTACTATGAGCTCTTCGGAAAGGAATTAACATGGAAGCAAAAATTATCTTCAAAGACAAGTCGAAAATCACAGCAGAGGTCAACGGATCTTGCTACATCACAGAGTCGGAGCCGGAATTCCCGGAAGATCTCAGCATAGTGACCGTGAAGGAAGGTAAAGCTACGACGACATACGTAAACGCAAGCGTTCAAGAATGCGCAAGCGTGGATGGAAGATACTGGTTCACATTTGTGGAAGAGTCAGAGCAGGAAAGAACGATCCGCGAGCTCAGAGAAGACAACGAAACTCTTGCAGAGGCGATCGTCGAACTTGCCGAACTGATAGGAGGTGCAGAATAATGGTTGATTTCTATGTAAGAAGAATTAGAAAAGGGAAGATGACACTCGAAGAAGTTCCTCCAAGATGGCACGATGCCGTAGAAGAGGCGCTCAAAAATGAGTGATAAACAAATCGCAGCGCTGGAGACCGGAGAGCTGATAGAGCTCATAAAGCGGCTACTGGATGAGCTGATATTGCGACTCATGGAAGCTGCGGAATAACAGGAGAAAAACATGATTCCAATTATCTACAAACCAACAAACTCCGAACGCGCTGGATATCTTCATGACTGCACGCGCTGCATCGTAACAGAAGAGCGCAACGGCATATATGAATGCGAATTCGACTATCCCGTGACAGGAGCCCACTTCGAAGATATCGTGATGGGCGGATCGATTGAGTGTACTCACGATGAACAGGGCGACACACAGCTTTTTGACATCTATGCGGTAGGCGAACCGATCGACGGCATAGTCACATACAATGCGCATCATATCAGCTACAGGCTGAATGAGAACACGGTCAAGCCATTCACTGCCGGATCCTGCACAGAGGCCCTGTCAAAGATCAAGTCACAGTCGGTCGAGACAAATCCGTTCACCTTCTGGACAGACAAGTCAGTCACTGCTGACTATGAAAGCAAGAGCCCTCGAAAAGCAAGGCAGATCCTCGGCGGCGAAGAGAACTCCATCCTGGATGTCTTCGGCACAGGAGAGTATGAATTCGACAATTACGATGTAAAACTCCACCTACACCGCGGACAGGATACCAACGTATCTATAAGATACGGAAAGAATCTCGTCGATTTTACCAACGAAGAAAACTCCGAGGATCTGTATACAGCCGTTGTGCCATTCTGGCTCGGAACTTACTCCGAAGAATCTACAGAGATAGTAGAACCGGGAGAAGTGCTTGTCACTCTGCCGGAATGGTATATCAGCTCCGGGCAGTCATCTCCGAGTGGCCGGGCGATCATAGTGCCGATGGATCTCACAAGCGACTTCAGCGCGAAGCCCACTGTCTCGGAATTACGAGCAAAAGCACAGAGTAAGCTCACAGCATCCAAAGCTTGGCAGCTGAAGCAGACTATCACAGTCGACTTCGTACAGCTGTGGCAGACAGATGAATACAAAGACTATGCGCCGCTGCAGCGAGTCAGACTATGTGACACAGTAGGCGTCTTCGTCCCGATGTATAACATCAGTCTCAGAGCGAAGATCATCAAGGTAGTATACAACGTCCTGCTCGACAGATATGACGAAATGGAGCTCGGAGACAGCGCTACCACCTTTACCGCCGTTGTGGAGAAAATCTACGACAGCAAAGTCGCGAAAGTATACACCGGCTTTCAGGCCACTAAGGTAGATATAGCCACAGTGGCATCGAACGCTGCAAAAGATGCGACAGCAAAGGTGAACGCGGCCAAAGAAACCATCGAGGAGGAATACGAGGCAGCCATTGCCGAAGCTACAGATCTGATCTGCGGCGGAACAGGTGGCTACGTGATCACCACGCTCAATGCAAACGGCCAGCCGATAGAACTGTTGATCACTGACAACATTGATCTGGAGCAGGCCGTGAATGTATGGAGATGGAATTCCGGAGGCCTCGGCCACAGCTCAACAGGGTATCAGGGGCCGTTCTCAGACATAGCCATCACGCAGGACGGAAAGATTAACGCTTCGATGATATTGACCGGAATACTCACGGCGAATCTCATCACGGCAGGAACGATTACGGACACGAGCGGCAAAAACTACTGGAACCTCGATTCAGGGCAGTTTGTAACGAAGCAAGGCACGGTCGGCCCGCTCACCATTGACGAAACAAGCCTGACATATGAAACCGGGCCAAGCTACAACAAGAAGCTCGTCAAAATCGACAGGAGCGGAATGACCGCAAGGACATACAAATATGCAAGCGGCCCGTACAATCCCGGCAACGAGACAGCAGGCATACTGATTGATGAAGATGAGATCGACTTCATAGCAAAAATACATTCATCAGGAATCAACGACTACGATGTAGTATACAGAATGTATACATGGGGCGGCAGCTCATCAAGCACAGGCTCATATGCATGGTCAATTCAGAACATGTCTAATAAAGGGCTCAGCGTTTACAATGATTACGTTGTTGCATCTAATGATTTCCAAATGTGGTATGATGCTTCAGTATCGGGAAATTTAACAGTATACGGCACAAAGTCAAGAAACGTCAAAACCGACAACTATTCAGACAGGCTGCTGTATTGCTACGAAACGCCGACACCGCTATTCGGGGATATAGGAGAAGCCGTTCTGGATGAAGAGGGCTATTGCTATATCGACATCGATGACATCTTTTCTGAGACGATTGCAGAACGAACCGAATATCAGGTATTTCTCCAAAAAGAAGGTGAAGGGGACTGCTGGATCTCAGAAAAAGATCCTCGATACTTTACAATACAGGGAACGCCAGGCCTCCGCGTTGCGTGGGAACTGAAAGCAAAACAGAAAGACTATCAGAACATCAGGCTTGAACAAAGCGAGAATGGCTTGGACGAATATGAAAAAACTGACATCTATTATCTATCAGACTATATAGCAGAACAGGAGGCATTGCTTTATGGATAACATCAAACAACTCGCATCATTCGCAGCGCTCAGCGTAAACGGCGGACAGCGCATTTCGTACACTTACGACGAAATCGACACAGAAACGGGCGACGTCGTATCGAGCAATAACAAAGGCTCATTTTACGCAGTTGATCCAAACCTTACGGGGCATATCGACGCGATAAGGGAGTTTATCACCGAAAACAAGCTCCAGTAGCTAAGGCAAGGCCCGCAAGGGCCGTTTTTTTTATTACGAAAGGAGAACCGGCATGAAAAAATTCTTAACATCAAACAAAACCGTATACCGCCTCGGAAGAACGATCCTTCAGGGCATCGTAGGCGTTCTTATAGCCAACGTAGATCTGATCGTCTCATCGTGGAGCTTCTCTCCGGAGCTGAAACCGTTCATCGCGGCGCTCGTTATGGCGATCCTGTCGCCTATAATGTCAGAGCTCGGAGCA